CTATATTCTCTTTACCCGTTTGTTATGGAGAAACTAATCTACAATCATCTAAACTCAATCCGCCTCAACGTCACCTTCAACAACCATTCCCGAAAGAACGGCTCATCTAGTAACTCCGCGGAAGATCTTTCTAATGATAGTAGTCAATTAACCTCCTCTTGTGCACTGTTAGTCTTGGCAGACCTTGCACAAAGCTCTTGTTTCTATTACAAAAATAAGACGACCTCAAGACGTCCTGCCCTTCTAAATTTGTCTAATCATCTCAGAAACCTTTACGGATTTCTTAATGAAAGGACTCTTAGAAAGGAAGGGGAAATTAGCATCCTAAAACTAATTCCCGGTAACTCCAAAAATCTAAATAACTGCATATCGTACCTGAGATCTCATCTAAAAAGAACAATAATGTTAACTGATGTCCCATTATTCGAATATACTAAAAGACAATTCAAATGGATAACCTCATGTTGGCATTCCTTAATCGCTCCTATAACCCTTTGCTTAGACCGACAAACGAGAGCATTCAATAAAGCTTTCAAAGTACTTTGTAAGTCAATCGTATATAAAAACATCGAAAAGAAAACAATGAATCGTCCACGTCTAGCGATACGAAACCACCCCATTCAGAGATGGAAACTAAAACTAAACGATTCGGACCCAAAGAATCAAATCAACTTTAAATACTTGATTGACGAACGCAGTACAGCGAAAGAATTAAAGAAGCTACAGGTAATCATAGAAAAAGCAATACGTCAAGGATTCACTAGGAGACGAAGTAAAGACATATACTCTAAGTATTGTGCAGAGTTCATCGGAAGACGATTCCGAACAAACTTCTTAATACTCTCTAATTTTGGAAGATCTTTACCAATACTAACTGAAGACCTTTCAGACGAAATAGTCACTGCTGCGAAACGTTTTCTTAAGCAAAATGACCCAATCACCCAATCGGAATCCAATAATATCAGAGATTTCCTTCGTCAGAAAATATTTCCACAAATACCACAGAATATATGGCACCGCATGAAGAACCAAGAAGAAAATCCAAGATTCAATATCTCTGCATGTATCGAAAAAACCCTCAAAAATGGGGGAACTTACGAATACTTTAGAGAAAAAGTCCTCGAAAGAAAACTTGAATCAAGAAACTTCAATGAAAAGCCTCAAAGCGTACCGATAAATGAAGAAGTAACTAAACAAGATTGGTGGAATGAAGTAATTCTCGAAGCCCTAAAGCCAGAAAACGGATCAATCCCACTCAAACTTCAAATAATTAAAGAAAGAGGCTGTAAGACACGACTACTCAGTAAAACTAAAGCAGCCATATCAGCAGTCCTAACTAAAGTTAATGATCAAGCGACTACTCTTTGTAAGAATATCAAAGGTATCCGAGAAGGTTTCCAGCTCCACTCTAAGAATGAAACCAAAAGCCAAATCGGTGCCCAAGAAATTCTTAATACTCTAACAGAATTCGGACAATATCCAGTTCGAAGCTTCTACGAATCCGATTGCTCTGAAGCAACAGACCATATCAACCCTGAATATGCTCGAATAATAATAGAGGAGCTCGCGAACTGTCTCAATTGGAATGATCTTGAAAAGACCATAGCACTTAAGACGGTGTCCACGTCGCATGACGATAGATACTTTATAATCCAAGATTATGACATCCATCAGACTCCATCGGAATACGTCAACGAAGAATTAGATATGACAAATCTCGACCCTAAGGATCTAAGAAATATCAGAACAATTCTAAATTTCGATAAACCTACAAAATCTGAGATCATAGCAGCAAAGACTCAAACCGATTCACAATCAACCGAATCATCTAGCTCAACCTCTAGCGATTCTTCTTCGTCTTCAAGTTCGGATTCTGATGACATGCCCAAAAGCATGGGATCAAAATCCTATTTAAAGAGTCTTCAGAAGAAGAAGGAAAAGGAAAAGAAGAAAAAACAGAAAAAGGTGAGGGCGCTACAATTTGCTATGATGTCGACACAAAAACAATACCTAATACCAAAGATTTTCTTTAAGGAGCCCATAACTCGAATTGAAACGATTCAAGAAATGACTCACTCAAAAACCCAAGATATAAAAGAACCAAAGAAACTAAATGGACCAAGACTATTAGAAGTAAATTCGGAAGACCGAAGGAGAATAAAGGAACTTCAAGACCAGATAAAATATCTAATCAAAGAAGGAAGAAAATACGGGACCAAACTGAAACCGTCTAAGCCGACAAATCGTGAACTATTCGTCGATTTTCATCAACTAATCGAAACTGGATGTATGTCTAAAGGTAACCTTATTTACATAACTACCAATAATAAACTAGTGATCGAACGATCAGATGGTACAATAGAGACTCTCATATATCCTAAATTCTCAACTGAAGACTTACGTCAACAGGTTCTCGAACTTCATATAATCTCGGATCAATATAAATCAATGGACTCAGTGGACATTATAAACCTAACGATTCTTGAACCCAATAACATAATCGAATTAATACCCACAACAGTGAATAAACCTCCGATCCTCCTAAGGAGTTGGGTAAATGAACCAATAGAATACAAGGAACCACCTGTAAAGCATGTGCCTAACAACATTCCTGACAAAAGTCAAGAGCCACCTGCCGATCGAGGAAAATACATTCTCCCCTTTCAACAAGCCGAATACTACGAATTAACCACAGAGTGGATCGACAATGATCCCGAAGATACTAAGACAACATTCACTCGCCGAACTATAAAGCAAGGCGAATGGAAGTCGAAGATCGAACAGGAAATTGAAGATGAACTCAAAATAACACCAACTACGAAAACCATGAAAAAAGACGATTCAGGCGACTCATACCTAGAACTCACATATCCTCAGAATAGTGGAACTCAGATGGGTCTCAGACTATCGTTTCCGATACTCTGCCTTTTACATCTTTATGCCTGCTATAAAGCAGGTGACTGGACTCATAGCTGTATATTTGGGGATGATCTAATTGCCAACTGGTCAAAAACAACCATAAACCGCTACCTAGGATCTATGGGGGAAATTGGCTTCAAAATGAACAAAAAGAAAGAGTTCCGATCGAGGCGAACAAATCTGTTCTGCGGTACCTATTTAGATTTTAAGCATCGAGAAGTACTCCAATTCCCAGAATACAAATCAATACTCTCAACCAAAACAGATACCTCATTCGACGAGGAACACGATCTCTTCATTCGTATCAAAGAAGTTAATAATCTTGCGATTAGTAAATCAAATGACCGATTAGCAAAAAGGATCCAAACACTAGTACGTATATTATACGGCCCTGAGCTAGAACTTGTTAAAAGACACTGTCCACTTTACGTTCCAGAACTTTACGGAGGGTTCGGTCTTCTTCCTTGGGGGAAGAACCAAAGCGAACTTACCGTACATATGAAACTTATCTTTAATTCATCACCTTATAAGGATCGAATTCAGATTAGTAAAGGTATAACAAGTTGTTGGCAAAAGGCAATACAAGATACGGAACTCCGAGAAATAGAATATCTCACAGCAGACTTTTTAGAAGGCTACTCATCTCCAAGTAGGAAAATCGTATACCTTCAAAAGCCTAATCCCGAAACTTCCCAAAAAATTCAGGAAATTACAGAACACCTCAGATCAACAGAACAATACTGGGTCCATGAGGGCAGATCAAAATTGAACTACACCAAACAGACAGTATGGGACTGTATCAAGAGAATAAATCTCAAATTGCGAAGTATTCTGAGCGAATATGAAGAAACAATTGAAGGACAACCAATCATGTATAACATAAAAGATATCCGACAAATGAATGTCAATATTCTCAGGAATCGATGCCGCGGTTTTTCAAAAACACCGGAGTTACCAATGTACCTTAATTCAGCAGTAACGTTGATAGTCAACGAATTATTAAATTTAGATGCAATAACTGTAATAGAAACATTAAAGCTATTGAAAGAATCCGATAAGGCCTTTGTAGAAAAGTTAGTTTCCGTCGTAAATCAAGAACGTCTTCTTGGGATTTTAAACCCTAAACAAGAAAACGAAGTAGACCCTCCCCGTAAGGAGGACCCTATTACCTTGGACGAGAACCAACTAATTCTATTTGGCCAAATCGTATCAATCAAAGCTTAAGATAACAGATAGATTACACAATTGGTGTA